TATTCGCCTATCCAAGTGATCCTGAATTTCACTCATTAGGTGGTTTGGAATTGACCGATGCGTATGTGGATGAAGCTGCGCAAGTGAGCAAACGAGCCATTGATATACTCCAGTCTCGCATTCGTTTTAAGCTACGCGAATTTGATTTGCCACCAAAGATGCTACTCACATGCAATCCTTCAAAAGGATGGCTTTATAATGAGTTCTACGCACCACACAAAGCAGATAATTTAGCAAAGCACCTTGCGTTTATTCCTTCTTTGCCTACCGACAATCCGCACCTGCCTGAAAGCTACATTGAAACGTTGGAACGTTTGCCCGAAATAGATAGGCGAAGACTGTTGCATGGAGATTGGGAATACGATGAAAGTGTAGACAACCTATACCAGTACGATGATTTAGTGCGCTGCTTCCGGGAAGAAGAAGCAAAAGGTGAAAAGTACATCAGTGCCGACATCGCGCGATTAGGAAAAGATAGAAGTGTCATTTGCGTGTGGCATGGACTGCACCTAATCGAGATTCACGAACTGCGAAAGCAACCAATCACAACAGTAGTCACTACCATTCGCCAGCTATGCGATAGGCATGGTATCAAACTTAGCAATGTGATCTGCGATGAAGATGGTGTAGGTGGTGGTGTAGTCGATAGTTTAAAGTGTCGCGGTTTTTTAAATGGTGGAAGGGCAAAGCAAGCCGACCGATATACGAACCAAAAAGCAGAATGTTATTTTAAGCTTGCAGAATTAATCGAGCAGAACAAAGTAATCTTTAAAGTGAACCAATTTAGGGATGTGATCGTGCAGGAACTGGATATGATACGCAGGCGGCAACCGGAAGCGGACGGCAAACTTGCTGTGATAAGCAAAGATGAAATAGCCCGGATGCATGGCAAGTCACCTGACTACGCAGATGCTATCATGATGCGCATGTATTTCGAACTATTCCCGAATTACGGCAGCTATAGTTGGGCTTAAGTCGTTGATTCTCAATTACACGTTTGTTAAAATTTGTTAAAACACTTGCGTGTGTAAATACTTACACTATGTTTGTCAAACAAATAACAAAAATCAATCACATGAAAGCAAGTAAAGTAATCAAGTACATCGTATGGGGCGCAATCTGTTTGGCACTTCTTAACTACTGCCAAGAACTGAATGATTGCCTAATGAAGTATTAATCTTAAATCACAATAACATGAACAGTTTTCACAAAGACAACTTAGAAGCATTGCAGAAATTCCAGCAAATGCTTAACGCTGCACCTGATAAGGAAGGTATCGAAAAGACACCCGATGGCAAAGCCGTAACGCTGGTAGTTAGCCACGTAGAAACCACACTGGATGAAATGTTCTTCGGGCATTGGCGCACTGAAAATTTTAAATGGGAACGCATGGCGAATGAAGTAGTCGGTTCACTTGACCTTGTAGTGATTCACCCGATAACCGGTTACGAATTGCGCAGAACAGGTGCAGCATCCATTGTTATCATGGTAGATAAAGTGCCGAGCCACATTGCCGCTGATCCTATCGAACGCAATAGGTGGGCATTAAACGCAGACAACAAGAAACCTAATGCTTTAGACCTTGCGTTTCCTAAACTTAAAACAGAGTGCCTTAAAAACGCTGCTGTATCATTTGGTAAGTTGTTAGGTCGTGACTTGAATCGTAAGAACGTGGATGTGTACAAGCCATTCAAGTTGAAAGGTTCATTGAATCCGGCTAAAAAGGATGTGCAGTATATTGAAGAATTGATTGGTAAATCATCATCTATTGAAGATTTGGAAATACTTGAAAGCGCAATTCCACCTGAATTATTACAAAGTATGCAAGAGTTAATAAATGTTAAAAAGCAGCAGCTATCCGGTTTGCTGTAATACATTCGCAACAAATAACAAGAACAAAATGGAACAAGTAAAATTTAGAGCATCGCAGCTTGGAAAGCTTATGACCGATGCACGTACAAAGACAGGACTATCCGAAACCTGCAAAAGCGCACTGCTGGAAATCTATGTGCAGAACAAGTACAAACGCTACAAAGAAATCAGCAACAAGTACATTGAAAAGGGAATTGCAGTAGAGAATGATGCCATTGACCTTTGGCGCAGGGAACGTGGCGCAATCGTGTTTAAGAATGAAGTAAACTTTCAAAATGACTTCATCACTGGCACACCCGATTTGCTTATCAAAGAAGGCAACGAAGTAATCAATGTACCGGATATTAAATCTTCATGGGATATACACACCTTCATTGATGCAAAGGTGAATGAACTAAGCAAAGATTACTACTGGCAAGGTCAAGCATACTGTTGGCTAACAGGTGCGCCTAAGGCAACGTTCTGCTTCGTGCTGGTCAATGCACCAAGCCAAATGATAGATACGGAAAAGTACCGCCTATCGCTTCGCATGAATCTTATTGATCCACAAAGCAATCCTGAATTTATTAAGAAGGCATCACGCATTGAAAAGAACATGATATTCGACATGCCTACTTATCTTAATGAAAATCCAAATGCTAACCTTGAAAGTGATTTGGCAAATTGGGAATATGATATACCAGTGAGCGAACGCATCCATGAAAAGGTAGTTGAGTTTGATGCGGATGCAATCGCAAAGCTTCAGGAGCGTGTACCTATGTGGCGTGAATACCTTAATACTTTAGCACTATGACACATGGATCATTATTCAGTGGCATTGGTGGATTTGATTTAGCAGCCGAATGGATGGGTTGGGAAAACAAATTTCATTGCGAATGGAATGAGTTTGGACAGCGTGTGCTAAATTACTATTGGCCTGATGCGGAACTATTCACAGATATAACCAAAAGCGACTTTAAAAAATATGCAAACCAAATTGATGTTCTCACCGGAGGATTCCCATGCCAACCATACTCAAACGCAGGAAAGCGACTCGGTAAAGAAGATGAACGCCATCTATGGCCAGAAATGCTTAGAGCAATACGAGAGATTTCCCCGCGTTACGTCGTGGGCGAAAACGTTCGCGGGCTTACTAATTGGAATGGGGGATTGGTATTCGATGAGGTGTGTGCTGACTTGGAAAATCTTGGGTATCAAGTCGCGCCCTTTATTATACCTGCGAGCGCGGTCAATGCGCCACACCAACGAGAGCGAGTTTGGTTTGTTGCCTACAATTCTACAAGACGGATTGAAGAAATGTGTCAATGGTCAGGCAATAAAAATAAACCCGTTAATGCTTCCAACTCCGACAAGGAGCGATTACAACAGTGCGAGAACAGAGGAAAAATGGATTCAAGACAAACAGAAATATGCGGACAAAGGAGTCAATTTGCAAATGGCATTGAGACAAATGGCAAGGTTTGGGATGCTTCCAACACCAATAGCAGGAGATTGGAAAGGTCAGTTGAGGTCGGACGGAACAGCATCGATGTTAAGTGGCAAAGCGAGTTTGGGAATGCTTCCAACTCCGACAGCAATGGATTCAACGAATGCGACAGCGAACATGAAAAGCACTCAGGTAAAACCGGGTTCGATGCATTCAATGACCTTAACCAGAATGATGAGCGATGGGATGTTGCCAACTCCGACAAGGAGCGATTACAATGCGCGAGGGAATCAACCGAATTGGGAGGGATCAGACTTAGTCAGTGTGATACACAAAACTACAAATCAAACTGGCAAAACTTCCCAACTCAATCCCCGGTTTGTAGCGGAGATGATGGGCTTCCCACCGAACTGGACGGAATTACCTTTTCAAAATGGAGAAACGAAAGCATAAAGGCATACGGCAATGCAATCGTGCCACAAGTAGTATATCAAATCTTTAAAGCAATAGAACAATATGAAAGCAAAAGATAAAGCATGGCAGCTATATTCAAACTATTTTGATATAGTTGAAGGTGAATCGCAACAAGGTGAATTAGCACAGGTGCATTGCAAAGCTATCAACTGCGCTTTGTATTGCGTCGATGAAGCAATCACAAACGCACCCAGCGACATCATGCAGGACTTCGAAGGAACCGGTGAATACTATTCCGTTAAAGCATACTACCACCACGTCAAAAACGAAATACTAAAACTCAATGCCCAAAAGAAACCTAATGCCGCTTGACGAACTGAAGGAAGAACGGTTGGTGTTGCTGAACATGTACATCAATGCAAAGACACGCTATGTCAAAGACAATCTATTTCACAAAATCAAAGCGGTCAATAAAGACCTGTTTACCATAACCAAAGACACAAAGTATTTATGACACAAGAGAAAAAAGAAACAGCAATGCGCAGACTTAGTAAAGCTTTGCGCAAGAGATTTCAAGGTCCATCGGTAAACATATCATGGATAGAACTGGATGCGTTCATGATGAAGGCACAGACATGGGAAATGGAAAACATTCTTAATTCATATAACGAAGGTTACACAGATTCCAAAGCAGGACTACCAAATAAATCCGAAAATGAAAGCGAAACTAACATTTGATTTGAAAGAAGATCAACATGAATTTGATTGCGTAATTAACGCAACAAAAATGCATGATGTAATTATAGAAGTAAGACAACGATTAAAATACATACCTGAAATTTCATCGTATAGTGCTGATGAAATAAAAATGGCACGATTCATTTT